GACGAGTACGATCAGCAATGGTCAGCGGTGCCTCTGGTGCCCTTTCTTTAGCTGCTTGAGCCAATGATGCTGTGCCAGCAGCTTGTCTCTGAAAGCCTAGCATCTGCTCAGACTCTAACTTAGAGGCCTGTTGAGCCGCCTGTTGAGCCAAGGTAGTTACACCCAACCTAGCTGCAGAAGAAGATAACTTTTTAAAGAATTCTGGTGAAGAAGCATCGTTACCTGAGGCCTGTAAGGCTTCTTGGTAGGCTTGCTGTCCCAACTGTGCCTGCTGTAGTCTTGGGTCCTGCACAGGTGTGGTACCAAACAAGTTACCAACAACACCGCCCAAGGCACTGCCTAACTGCTGACCAGCCCTAGCAGAACCAAGCAAAGTAATCTGCTGAGGAGTTAACCTAGCCTGCTCTAATAGGTTACGCTCACGTTCAGCCTCGATAGCCTGCTTAATTAGTTCGGGGTTATAAGAACCAAATAATGTTTGCTCTGCCATTTCTATTTCCTTTAGTAAGGGCTGTAACCACCACTCATGTTTTCAAATCCTGAAGATGATCCATAATAACCACCTGATGTATCGATGTCAGGGTTATAGGCAAAACCGCTACCGCTACCTGCTCCCATTGGATAATATGGAGTTGCAGTAGATTGTGGTGCAGGTGCCTGTGTACCACCAAAGTTTAGGCTCTTAAAGAAGCTGTTCATCAGGTTTTGTCCTGCTAACTGATTAGCGGCAATCTGCTGTTGCTGACCACCTAACCTAGTCTGTGCTGCCTGCATACCACCTTCTAATAAAGACCGACCAGCAGAAGCTCCAGCCGTGGCTGTCCTACCGCCCAACTGAGCACCAATGTCCAGAGGTTGTTGACCTGCCTGCTCAAGCAACTGAGATACACCAAACTGTGTCTGGAATGGCGACAATGCTGTTGTCCCTAGTTTAGCGGCTTCTCCGAATAAACCAGTACCAAAGTTAATACGATTCCTTGCTTCCTGTTCTGCCTGTGCAGCCAATTGCAGGTCTTGTGTGCGCCTTGCAGTAGCCAACGCAGCCAACTCAGGCTGACCTACATCACCAATATTGAGGCCAGCACGACCACGACCAAACACAGAAGCACCTAATCTCTGTTCTTCACGCTGACGGATTGGATCAAGCATTGCATATTGTTCTTGCAAGTATTGGTTACGAGCCTGCTCTGGTGTTGTTGCTAGATATTGTTGACCAAGGCCAAACAAGGTCTGAGAAGGCGCTACAGCCTGTTCTGCAAGCCCTAGACTGTCTCCGTAGAGAGCAGATAACCTGTCTTGAAGAGCCTGTATCTCTGGCGATGTAGTATAACTAGCGCCACTAAGACGGCCTTCAGGTCCGTATTGGAACTGTGATTGTCCAAACCTAGTAGAGATGCCTACAGGTCTAAACCGAGCCTCTTCGGCTGCTAATTGAGCAGCACGTTCTTGAGCATCGGCTGCATACCGAGCAGCTTCTGCTTGTTTTCTAGCCGCTGATCTTGTTGCGCTTGCGCCTATAGCTGCCCCAACTACACTTCCCACTGCGTTACCCATTTAGATTACCTCTTTTTCTAAAATGTATCCAGTTAGTTTAAAACCAAACTTCTTCTCAAATGCTTTATAGTTACGCTTAGTGCCCATGATTATCTTCTTGTAGCCTAATTGCTTTGCTAGTTCATTGAGATAGATATTCCAGTAATACCCGTCACCATAAACTTGCAGAGCAACTAAAGCATCGTCATGCTCAGTCCAAGACATAAAACCATGTTCATTTTCAACTAAGTTGTCTAATCTTATTACGGTATCTTTAGACTTAGTTAGGTATTCTTTTATTTGTTCTTGATTCATCAAGTCTTCATAATGTAGCAAAGTGCATAGTACGGGGGCAGGTTAGCGTTAGTGCCTGAAGAACCTGCTGATGCGTTAGTGGTAGAAACAGTGATGCCTGTTGTATTAGAACCTGTGTTGTCTGTATTAGCTGGGCTTGAAGTGGCACCAGCAATAAATGAAGAGCCTCCGTTTGGACTACCGGCCCTTGTATTTGGAATAAGGTGCGTGTGTCCTGGGTCTGTTACTGTTGAAGTAGCAGTGTGGGTGTGGCTGACAACGATTGCATTAGCGGAGCCACCAGTGTCGCCAACAGCGTAAGTAGAACCTGCTCCAACAACAAACCTGTCTCTTAGGTCTGGTGTCGAATTAGAACCATTACACAGTACCCAACCACTAGGAATAGATGCAGAAGAGCCTGACCAGATAATAATACCACCGCTAGGAAATACTCCTGCCACTGCCGTGGTAACAAAGGCTGTGGAGGCAATCTGTGTAGTATTGGTTCCTGCCGAGGCTGTAGGCGCTAACGGAGTACCTGTAAAGGTAGGGCTGTTGCTGTCTGCCTTGGATGATATGGCAGAGGCAATGGCTGTGTATTCCGCATCAATCTCACTGCCTTTGATAACCTTTGCTGGGTTGCCAGTGCTAAGAGCATCCTTAGATGCAAAGTTAGTTGCTTTCGTGTAATTGCTCATACTGTTTTTCCTTGTGCGACATAGACATCGATTTTCTGAATAGAAAGAGGATCACCATTTAATTCTGCTTCTAATCCTAGTTGTAGGACAGCCCCAGTACCGCCTGCATTGATCTGGAACTGGTCTAGGACGACACCATTGGAGAATTCAGCAATATTGTATTCCCCTATATTATACTCGTAAACTACGCCTGTGTCAAGCATTTTCGTTTCACTATTGTAATTTTCTTTGTAATCAAAGCCCCATTTAATGGCTACAGCGTCACCAGAGCCTCCAATGACCACAAATCCTATCTTTTTAAGGACTTTTAAGGCTGTTGGGCTACCAAAGTCGAAGTAGTTGGTGTAATACTGTAGCCGGTAAGTGGCTGCATTATCTAGGTGTCCAAAGTATCTAGCGATATACCCAGGCTTGCCTAACAGCAGTTGCTTGGATTGGTTAACAAACAAGGCCTTTGGATCAAGGTTATCCCATATAGTGACACGGGCAGAACCGTCCTGTAGAGCACCCCGCATATCAAAGCAGTAAGTAACCTTAGTTGCTGGCAGGGTAAGCAGGTAAAAGGCATCCCTGTCATAATAGACAGACTTGATGGTGCTGGCTGTCTCTGAAGCCACCGCAGTAATAAGGTCATCACGGACATTCTTAGAAAGGTCCCGCATAGGTAAGGACTTCTCTTGGATGACCCGCTGGAGACTACGCACACCAGAGTCGGACAGGAAGACAATATCTGTGCCTGTGTTCTGCACAGAGTCTCTAGCGATACAACCGACATTGGGGATAAAGTCTTCTAATACCAAGGTAGTGACATCTATGGGGTTTCTATAGATAGCAATGTTGTTCCTACCAAAGATGATTAGGAAGCCGTTGTGGGCCGCTAGAGCGATAATCTGGTCATTGTTGGGGAACACAGAATTGATCGATAGAGAGCCTGAATCACCGCCTTGGAAGTCAGAGCCATCTAAGAGCCTGCTAAAATATACAGTCTGCCTGTCACCAACAATGTCTGCCATCCAGATACGACCATAAGCAGCTAAGGCACAGTTTGGCTTAAAGTCTGCTATGGAGTAGCCTGTCGGCAGCGTACCAACATCACCTAACTGCTGAAAACCAAAGGAGCCAGAATGGGTGTGTGCATTAGTAACAGTGGTTACTGTGCTAGTCAAAGAGTTACCAGCAGTGTAGCCTGTACCAGCAACGGTAATAGTGACTGTTGCAACACCTGTACCGCTTAATGTGGCTACTGTAAACTTTGCATTGCTACCGCTGCCGCCTGACATAGTCAGAACATCGCCAACACCGTAACCAGAGCCAGCAGCGGTAACAGAGACTGCGGTAATAGCCCCGCCGCTTACTGTAGTTACAGAAAAGGTAGCACCAGTGCCCGGAGTAGGTAGGTTATGATAAACCAGTACAGGGTGTCCTGTCTGTACCATATAGGCATGGGAGATAGCGTCAGCGCCGTCACCATAGGGCAAAGCTGCGGCTTGCCAGTTATTTCCTGTTATCGTGTAAGACACATCAGCAGTGTTGGCCTGTGTCCTAACAGTTTTGGTGGTCATTGTTGTGGTGCCAGTAAACAACTTGTTATTACCGGCACTGATGGTCTGGTTGCCACCAACATCGATCATCTCAAATATAAACTCTACAGCGTTACCAGATCCTAAGTCTGTGTTGACTGCTGTGTTTACAGGTGTCCAACCACGCCTAGCCCCAATACGACCATACCTATCGATGACACAATTCTGTGCCTTCAGAGCATAGCCTGAAGACAACTGAATACTGCTTTCTTGCGTGTTTAGGCCTAGAAAGCCCGGAGCAGCAATAGTAGCGGTCTGTATTCTTTTCATTAAATGGAACCCCAGATGAGTTCTTCAGGATAACGATTAGCCTCAGCAGCTATGTGGTCTGATAGAGACTGACGATACAACTCATAAGCCTCAGCACTGTTTAATCCATTGTCCTCACCACGCTCATTCAAAGCCTTGGCATAGGCTAAGAAGATTACAGGCTCTGATGGGACCTTGATCTGTGTTGCTGAAGCGGTAAATTCTGCCTGTGGCTTAATGACGTTAAAGTAGATGTCATAGA